AAAACTTCCGGATTGGAGTATGCAGGCTACTCTGTTGGGTGACGAAGATGACAATGAAGAGCGTGTCAAATATGACCATTGTGTACCATCTGGTGCGATTGACATTCAAAATTTGACAGTTGGTGATGTTATTAAGAGGGCATGGTCGCTTCATGTAAATGCTGCACCGAAACTTACAAGTACCCTAACTTATAACAGGTAATCAGAAACAGTAAATATGAAGGAGGGAGGCTTTTTGGCCTCCTTCTTATTTTGGAATCACAGGAGGGAAGAAAAATGGCAAATCAAACAGGAAGACCTACGGTGAGCGTAGGAGTAGACGAAGAAGTTAAAAATGTTGAAGAAAAGGAATTTAGTAAAGAAGAATCACAAGAACAACTCGTAGCACATGAGGAGGATTTTTTGCAGGGGTTGATTGATTCCGGGGATTATGTGGAGAATGAGCAGGTTTTAATAGAGATAGCGAGACCTGATAAAAAAACGGGAAAGTCAAGGGTATTTTACAAATTTCACATCAAGCCCCTTAGCGAAGATGAATATACCAAATGCCGTAAGAAATGGACAAAGTACAAGAAAAACAAGCAGCTCGGCATTGTGACTGCAGGGGAAACCGATGCAGTCAAATTCAGAGACCAGCTCATATATGTGGCAACGATTCCGGAGGATAGGGAAAAACTCTGGGATAACAAAAAGGCATGGGCTGCATATGAGAGCAAGGGCTATCAGATTATGAATGGTCTTGATATTATTGAATACTCACTGAAAGCAGGAGAAAAAGACCGTATCATTGATACGATTGACCGGATTAGCGGTTACGAAGAGGATAATCTGGAGGATGTTATAAAAAACTGATTCATGCCGGGTATCGTACAACGATGCTGCATAACATCTTTCAGAAAACCGGCATGACACCAGATGAATTTTATGCAAAACCGAGGGAAATACAGAAATTTATTGTAGCTTCCATGAGGGTTTCAATGGAGAAAGAAGGTGAATAGGTGGCTGAGCAGACTGTAAGAATAGAAATACCGATTGAGACAGTAGATGAAACAGAGCCAGAATTGTCTAATCTCATAAGAAGGCTTGGGAGAATGAGCAATGCAGAGAGAGAGGCAGGGCAGTCAGCAAATCGTGCTTCGCAGCAGGTTTCTAAGTTTGATAGGACAGCAAGCAAGACTGCTCAGACACTGAACAGGCTGACAAAAGGCAGATATAGTGTGTTTTTAGAGGCAAAAGATAGAATTGCACCTATACTTTCTAAACTCGGAGGAACGCTAAATCATATTACAAGAAAATCTTGGAGAGTTACATTGAAAGCCGCGGATTTGGCAACACGCCCGATTCGCGGCATTTTAAATTTATTGAAAAATCCACTCTTGTCTGCCGGGGCCATATTGGGTGTTGGTGTCGGTGTCAAGGATACAATAGATACATATAGCGGATTTGAATCGCAGATGTCAAAAGTGGGAGCTATATCAAATGCTACTGCCGGAGATATGGAGCGATTGACAGAAAGAGCCAAAGCACTTGGGGCATCCACAAAATTCACCGCCACAGAGGTAGGCGAAGGGTTTGAATACATGAGTATGGCCGGCTGGAAGGCTAAAGACATGATGAACGGAATTGATGGTATTCTTGGTCTAAGTGCAGCTTCAGGATCTGACCTCGGCACAGTATCTGATATCGTTACAGATGCTCTTACCGCATTTAAGTTAGAGGCGAGTGATGCAGGACATTTTGCAGATTTAATAGCAGTAGCGAGCAGTAATGCAAATACAAATGTAGAAATGATGGGAGAAACTTTCAAATATGTTGCTCCTGTTGCAGGTGCTCTCGGCATATCAGCAGAATCAATGGCTGAACAAATTGGTTTGATTGCCAATGCAGGAATAAAGTCCACGCAAGCGGGTACTTCTTTACGATCTATCATAACAAGATTATCCACAGATGCAGGAGCTACTTCAAAGAGTTTAGGGGCTTTAGGGATATTAACTAAAAAAATGGGTGTAGACTTTTATGATTCCAAAGGAAAAGTGCGTGATTTTAGTGATGTCGTTGATGATTCCAGAGTTGCTTGGAAAAAACTGAGTGCATCGGAAAAGGCAGATTTTGGAAAGAAGATTGCAGGACAGGAGGCTCTTTCAAGTTGGCTTGCTATGATGGATGCTAGTCCTGAATCAGTAAAACAATTAAAGAGGGCTATTGAAGATGCAGATGGGGCAGCAGCGAATATGTCTGAAAAGATGATGGATAATCTGGAAGGATCTTTGACAAAACTTCAGTCTGCTTTAGATGGAGTAAAAATCTCATTTGGAGAAAGGCTTTCTCCGTATGTTCGCAGTATGGCAGATTGGTTGACTGAGCAGATGCCTTCATTGGAATCAGGACTTGATGATTTGATGGATATGGTAGACGGAAAAGTGGAATCTATGCAGAGAAAGCTAGGGGAAATAACAAAGTCTACTGAATGGAATGATGCAGACTTCTTCGGAAAAGGAGAAATACTGTGGGATGAATTTATTACGCAACCATTGGCTAAATGGTGGAAGAGTACAGGGAAAACACAAGTTGCAGCAATCGCAGGGGACATAGGAAAAGGAATCGGATCCGGACTAAATGCAGGAATTTTGACATTATTAGGATTCGACTTGACAGATGTGAATGATGCCGGTACGAGTGCGGGGCTATCGTTTGCAAAAGGGTTTTCAGAAGGCTTTGACTTTGATGCAGTATCGAAAAAATTATGGGAAGGTTTTGGGAATCTCTTAAAAAATGCAGGGAAATTACTTCCGGGTGGTGAGGCAGCAGATTTATCATCTTTGGTATCAGCAGGATTACTTATGAAGATTGCAACTCCATTAGTGCGTGGCGGTAGCAGTATGATAAACTTAGGCAAATCTGTTTCTGGACTTATGGGAAGTGGTGGTACAGCGGCCACTACCGAAGAAGTAGCAACTGGTGTAGCAAGTACAGGACTTTTGCGTGGCATGATTGGCTCTACCGGAAATGCAATGGTAGGAGGAAGTGGTATTCTCGGAAAGTTCGCTAGTGCAGGATATGCCCTTAATCCGGGAAATACAGCGGGAATGTATTTTGGAAGTACAGCCGGAACAATGTCCGGAGGAGCTGCAGCAGCACTTGGAGGGGCAAGCGTAATCGGTGGGGCACTCGGAGCAGCCGGAATTATACATGGTGGATATGATCTTGCCAAAGGATTTAATACAGATGATAAAGAAAAGGCAAAGGCTTATAAAAAGGCCGGAGCAATCGAGATAGGCGGTACTCTTGCCGGAGCAGGTGCCGGAGCTGCAACCGGGGCGGCAATAGGAGCATTGTTTGGTGGAGTTGGAGCAGCACCTGGGGCATTGATTGGTGCCGGAGTTGGAGCTGTTGGTAGTTTCTTTGCAGCAAAAAAAGTGAAGGATGATTATGAGGAACGGGCGAAGGCAGCTAAGAAGACTGCAGAGATCGAACAGACAGCGTATGAACTGACTGGTATGGAACTTGATAAAATCAAAACAAAAAGTGGCGAGTTGGAAAAAGTGCTGAAAAACACAAATCTAAGCAAAGAAGAAAAGGCAGCGGAAATGATGGAGATTAAAGCAGAAAATCTCACAGAACATTTCGGGGATATTTCCTTATCCTTAAAAGAGGTGAAGAAAGTGGCTGACGATATTGTGTTTGCAAAACATGCAAAGAAGATGGAAACCTATTCAAAAGCCGCAGATGATACTACAGCTTCTTTATCAAAATTAGAAAGTAGTATGTCTTCTCTGGAAAAGGCAAATTGGAAAGCAGAACAAAAAAGAGATTCAGGTATAAAACTGGATGATTTGGAAAAAGACAGCTATAAGCAGGCCATAGATGATTATGTATCAAGTGCACAGGAGTATTTGGAGAATAAGCATTTTGAGGCAACTGCATCTGTAAATCTTATTATGGGGAAGAAGGGTGGGAAGGATATCCTTTCAAAGATTGATGATGCATATGGTAGTATGGAAGGAAGTATGTCCAAACTTACAAAGAAGTTATCGAAAAAAGTGGAAAAAGCCTTAG